TAACATCAAGTATGAGGATACTACACACAACATAAAGTATCTACACAATACACGTAACATCTAGTACAAATTTAATTAGTATATAGTACCCTAAGTCATTGCCTCTTATTAAGAAGATACATTTTGATATGTTACCATATGGGGGTATGGTATCTCATTTCCCGTTTCTCATTCTTTCATTTCCCGTTTCCCGTTTCTTCGTACCCTATGTCATTGTTTCCGTATCTAGTTCTCTCGTTCTCATTTTCTCGTTCCTCGTATCTCTTGTCTTCGTACCCTATGTCATTTATTCTCGTTCTCGTTTCTCGTTCTTTCGTTTATCGTTCGTCGTATTTTCGTTCGTAGTGTCCTATGTCATTGTTTCCTTTCCTCGTTCCTCATATCTCATTTTCTCGTTCTTCACATTTCGTTCGTTAGTATCTAATGTCGTTGTTTCCTTTCCTCGTTCATTCGTACCCTATGTCATTTATCTCGATTTTAAGTCCATGATGTTCACTATTATTCCCATTATCAAATACGCCATCAGATAAACATACCCTGCTAGACATAATTTCCCCGTCAGAATTACTATTGGGAAATTCCTGCTAACTAGGTACATTAAGTCAATTTCTGATATCACTCCCAGTGCATTTACGATTAGAATTAGTCTTGGTTCGCCATTCTGAATGTAATTTATTGTCGATTCATATAAGCTCCAAAGTGAAAAAATAATGATTGTCGTATATACATACCACGATGGATAGCATGCATGGATTTCAATTCCCACTAGCCATCCTGCTACTGGATATATGCCCATTATGAATCGTAGTTCGTGAGTTATTCTAGTCATTATCTATACTTCCATTTCTGCTATTACAAATTTGTCTTCAATTTCTGTTGCCCTTATTAAATTTTTTACGTCTTTTTTCAATATTTTAGTTATATCTTTTGTCTTTCTTTCCTCTATTTTTCTCGATATTTCTATTAACAAGTTTGCATAATCTTCCATGTCGCAGTAATTATTGAATGTTCTTTGTGTTATTACCTGTCCTTTGTCATTAACTACTGTAACTACGTACATCATTCCCTATCATCCCGTGATTATCGTTATTTTGTTTTCCACTTTAAATACGATTTTATCTTCTCTTTCTATTTTTTCTACTTTATATCCCATTTTTTCTAAGTCCTCAACTAACATTTCTGCATATGCTGTTGTCATTTTTTGTGTTGGTTCTATTATCACTTTATTGATTTCTGCTATTGTTATTCCGTTCATATTCCTCGTATCACCTTGTTATCTGCTCTTATTATCTTTCGTAGAAACTCTGCTGGCGTTAGGACATATGCTTTTTCATTGTCTGTCGTTATTATTATCCTTGCGTAATTTTCAGTTTCCTTCAACTCGATGTTTATTATTTTTTCTTCTTTATTCTTGTTGACGATGTATGCCTCTTTGGAGTTTCGTATTATGTTTAGTTTTTCCATAACTAGTTTCCTGATTAGATTGTCATTCATGGGGTTTGGCATTTACATCACCTTTGCTGTTTTGTAAGATTCTAGGAAATCTCTTGGGCTTTGTGTGTAAATTGTCCCGTCTTCAGTTTCAGTTATTATATAGTTTCCTTCTTTTCTTATATTCGTCATTTTCTTTCCTTTGAAGAACAACTGGTAACCTTCTTTCTGTAGCTCACGTATTGTGTTTAACATGTTTTCTACTTCGTTTTCATCGACGTTCGTTGTTTTTCTCTTTTCAACTATTATCTCTCTCTCCAAGAACTGTTCTTTCGTTAGTAGTAGCATTTCCCCATCCATGAATTCTACTATTACTATTCCATTTTTCGTGTAAATTGACTTTACTCGTTCAACCCCATCTGCTCTTCTCATTTTTACTTTTTTTCCATTTTTAATTAACGAATTGATTTGACCTATTTTTTCTTCCACGGGTTCCATATGAGCATATGGTTATTGGTGGTTAAAAAAATTATCCCTCTGCTTGTAGTATGTATTTTCCGCTTTTCGTTACGATTAGTTCTTTTACGGCGATATTCATTCCCAGTGCTGACGTTGCCTCTTGTATTATTTTATCCTCTATTTCTTTTAGCTCGTCAATTTCTTTCAGTCTTTCTGATTTCGTCAAGTTGATTTTCGTTGTGCCAAGCGCTTCGAAAATGTCTTGTATTGACGAGACGTCGATCTCTCCTTCAATCCTTACCTTGATTTTCATACTCCCACATCAAGATAATTTTTCCTTCCATGGTTATTTTACCTTTCTTGAACGTTACGATGTTCGGCACTTTCTTCTTATAGAACGAGACCACGTCGTTTATGATTTCTTTCATTTCCTCGTTTTTGGTTATGTCTCTTCCTACTATTGTCGTTTCGGTGAATGATATTTCCTCTTTTCCTATCAGTTTTACAAGTGCTAGGAGGAATTTGCCTTCTTTCGTCTTTTTTGCGTCGTCACTTGTTCCGATTATTATGTGTCTGATCGTGTTACCTCACCTTTGAGAATTGACATGATTTTCTTAACTCACAATATCTGCATTCGTTGAATGGTGCTATAAGTGTTTTTGTCATGTACATCTCTATTTGCCGTTTTATCCATTCATCGTCCACGTGATATTGAGAGAAGAATGTTTGTCCTGTTTCTATTTCTGTTACTTTCCCGTCTTCCACTATGAACTCCCGCATTTCATTATTCCCCACGTATACGATTACTCCTTTTGTTGCGTTCACCATGTTCATGTATATCAGCACTTGGAATATGTGTTCTTCGTAGGGATGATCTGGAGGTTTAGCTACTGTTTTGAATTCTATTACGATGTTGTCTTCAGTTAGTCCGTCTAGTCTTCCTATTAATGTGTAGTCTCCGTACTGTTTCCTCACTTCTTTCTCAAATTCTATCTTCTTTTCTCCATACATCGTTAGCAATTTCTCTAGTCCCTCGTGTAATGCTACTCCTCTAATTATCGACGTTTCTGGTTCCTCTCTTTTTGGTCTCAGTACGCAGTGTAAAAGGTCTGTAACGTAGACTTCGCCTTCTTTCTTTGGTGAGTGTTCTTGTTGCATTTTCTTGAATGCTTTCCTAATTTCTTCCACTATCATCTACAGATCACCTCAACCATTTTTTCGCCTAGGACTGTTTTTGCTGTCTGCTTGTTCATGCATAATTCCGTCTTATTGTGTATTCCAGCTCTCATTAGCTGTACTGCTCTTTTTCTTCCAATGCCCGGTAGTCTGACCAATGCTAAGGCTTCGCTTGGGACTCCATATCTAGTTTCTAGGTAGAGCATCTGGAGTTTTTTCGCTAGTTCTGTCCTGCCGAGTGCTTTTGATATTCTGTATACACCGTACGTTTGCCACGCTAGTGTTTCTACTAGTTTGTTCAAGTCGTGTAATGACATCCCTTTTGTACTCTTCACGATGATCTTGTCATCAACTCCTTTTATCCAGTTTTCGAAAATTGTTCTCACGTTTTCACCTTTTGATGCGTCTAGTACATTCCTATTTTCTAATACTGCATTTACAATGTCTTCTATCGTTGCATTGTCTTTATCTAGTACGTCCTTGTATGCGATTGCGTCTCTGACGTCGAAATATGATTCTGCTACAGCCCTTCCATAGGTCGTTGTATAGTATCCTGTGCTGTCATGTCCTAGAATGTTCGCTTCGACTAGTTTGTTTGCTGTCTCTATTATTTCCTTTTCGTCTAGTTCTCTGAACGATAACGTGTATCTTGTCACTCTTTTCAACTTATCCTCTTTCATATACACGTACTTGGATACTGTTGCGAGGATGAAGTCTTCAAGAACATGGTGCGGTGTTAGGTTTCCGTAGTCTACGTTGAAGTAGCGCTTTCTCAATTTTTCAGCTTCTTTCATGTCAGTTGCTTCAATTACGCAAAGTCCCTCTTCGTCGTATCCAGGTCTTCCTGCACGTCCGCAAATTTGGTCGAACTCGATTGGTGTTAGTGATCTCCATCCGAGAAATCTTCCGTACTCGATGATAGGTAATTTCAAGTCGTCGAAAATCACGGCATAGAATGGGAAGTTTACGCCTTGTCCTAATGCGGTTGTTGTTATAATGATGTTATACTTTCCCTGCTTGGTTTCTTCTAGCAGTCTCAGTTTGGCGTCTGGTTCTAATCCTGCATGGAAGAATGCAACCCTCCCCTTGTATCTTTTATCGTAAATTAGGTAAAGTTCTTCTGCCTTTTTTCTGGTGCTTGTGAAGATCATTACGACCTTGCCTTTTCTTACAAGTTTCGTAACTATATCCTCTTTCATTTCTATCTTGTCCCCATCCTCAAAAATTAGTGTTTTTCCTATTTTGATTGCCTTATAGATGGGAATTGGTCTTTCGTCAGTTTGTAATACTTCAGCGTTTGTTATGTCTGCTATCTTATCCACGTCCGGGATAGTTGCACTCATCATTATGAGCCGTATTCCCTCATTCATTGCATACGCCATAAGGTTCTCTATTGCTTTACCTCTCTCTTTATCACCAACGTTGTGTATTTCGTCTATGATAATCATATTCACGTTGTTTGTCCATCCGTAATGTCTTCTTAGTACTGCGTCAGCTTTCTCGTACGTTGTAAAGATGATCTTGGCGTCTATGTTTTCAGGGTCCTCGTCGTAAACTTCGCTTGTTAGTGCGGTAGTTGGCGTTGATGACGATATCTTTTTTTGGAAGTCGTCATTTAGCTGTAGAGCCAACGCTTTCAGAGGGACAGTGTAGAGTACTCTTCCGTTTGCTTCGCTTGACATTAGCATTGCTAGGAATGATTTTCCTGTACCGGTGGGTGCTGAGATTAGTATGTTTTTACTCGTGTTGTGGAATACGTTGAGTACTTTTTGTTGGAATTCATTGAGCTTTATCATTTTTCTCACCTGAGTAGAATTCTCTCTCATCTATTTTTCGAATTACTGAAATTTTTGAGATTTTAATGTATATTGGATTTTGTTGCTGGTCTTCACCAAGAATGTTATTGTAATCGTCTATCTCTATGATCTTTAGTCTGTATTTTCGTCCTTGAGCCAAGACCTCTACGATATCTCCAACTGAGAATGAGATTTTTCCTAAGTTGAGTTGTTTTTTAGCCATTACTTTATGGTATCACATTCCAGAATTTAAGTTTTTTATTCCCTTTCTCCTACTGTTGTTTATGAGAGTTATTGTCCACGTTGAGGGTGTTGTAGACGTAGAAGAACCTTGTGAAGACGAATTGGAATGTCTTCTAATTTATTCACAAATGCTTGAGAAGTATGAGAATGAGTTAGGCTATTGCTACGGACTGAGTTTGCAAGAAAGAGTTAAGTGTTCACACGGTTATGTCGAGATAAAGAGGTAAAAAAATTCATTTTGATTTAAATGCTTCATACTGTTTCTTTAGTGCTAGTAGCTGGCTGGGATGGACTAAAACCAACATCGGTTGCGGATAATCCGATTGCTGGTACGCAACCCCGACGATTACGGATCCCTGCTTAAGTTTTGGCACAACGTTTCTCAACAACGAGTAGTATACTCCCTGTGATGTTGAGAACAAGTAGACTTCTTTCTTTTTGCTATTGATCTCTTTTACTAGGTCAATGGGTATCGTTTGTTGGTCTTGTATTGTATTGACTATCTTTTCTATCAACTGGTCGTCAGTTATTACGTATCCGTCAATTTGAGATACCTGCCCTGGTTCGTTGGACTTATTAAAGATGACATCATGAATTTCCACTTTCTTTATAATTAGCAATTTCCAGACGTATTTATTCAGATTTTCCCTTTGAAATGGCAGTACGAGTTCATCAGACGTCGCTTGTTCTTGCAATTCTATTTTCTGGGTTTGGGCTTCTTCTGGCATTTCTTCGCTTTGTTCTTCCTCTTGCAATTCCTCTTTTATTTTTGATTTCTCTACCATTTTCTTACCACCTCTTTCAATTCCTGTGGATATGTATCCCAGTATTGACAGAATTCTAAAAAAACTTTCTCCGTATGACTTAATGCCTCCAGGGGTAAGCCCTGGGGGTTAACTATTTTTTCACATTCCTCGAAGCTGGGCATCTTTTTCCCCTTACCAAAATGTAGTAGAACAAGTATTTAAACATTTTCTTTCGTGAAGCTTTATATACCAGTTTGTGATATCATATTTTAGTGGTCAGAATGGAGAAAAGCGTTGAGGAGGAAATTATTTCTAAGATAAGGGATAGGTTGTGTGAATCGGGATACTTAATCAGTCATGTGGTTCTTTTTAAAATGAGTGAAAAATCTGGATTTTTTTATATCGTGGTTGAAGGGGATCAGGGACTTACATTAGTTGAAAGAGGGAGGTATACCATATCAGGGAATTCTCTTATGATCCAACTTTCAACAGGTGAGACATTTTATATCTAAAAATCAATGAATTCTTATTTTTTTGAGCGTTCTTCGTGTTAATATGTATATTATTCTAAGTGCTTTTTTCTTTTCATTCTCTTCATCAACATTTTGTGCTAATTCTGTTATTATGTTTATTGTTGTTATTATTTCGTCTTCTTTCTTTTTGTCTATTTCGTCAATGTATAATAGATCGTTCGCAATTTCGTATGCTTTTGTAATCTCTTTCTGTAGTTTTAGTAACGTTGCTATTTTTTCTCCCTTTTCAGTTAGTATTGTGACGTCCTGGAATTCGTTTTTCTCTTTATTGAAAATTCGTTTTATTTCTGTTAGATCTTTTTTTGTGAGGCTGTTTACAATTCGTCTCGTTTTCCCGTCTTTGATCGTAATTTGTTTCTCATCGAATAGCCGAATAAGAATTCTTTTTTCTCCTTTAGATAGCTCTTTTTCCATCTCTTTTACACCTTTATTTTATAAGAAATAGGATGAGAAAAAAATTATTGAATTTCGAATAACCAAAGTTCATAGCCTATTTTTTCTAGCTCTTCTGTTGTTTTCACTACGACACCTTCAGGAAGGCGTTGCTTTAGCATAAATGCTAGGATTCTGTCTCCATGTGTCACTTTGATTTGGACTCTGTTCATTGGTACGTTAACTCCTAAGATGCTCGACAAGAGTTCTGCTGTCGCTTGGTGACCGATGGCAGACGTGAATTGTTCTTTGGTCACTAGTTCTTTCGCTTCTTGGATAGTTATTTCTTTTGCCTTGACAGTATACTCCTCCCCCGGTTTTAAGGGGAGGATTGCGGAATTCAAAATATACAGCATATGTTCTACTACAATCTTCGAATATATAAGTTTTTTGTTTAAGCCATGTCTTCATTTGTTCCTAATAATTTATTAAAGATAAAGGGATATGTTGTCTGGTGGGCTGGCGTGAAGAAAAGTAGAAAAGGATTAAGTAATGCAGTTTCTGCCCTAATACTTGTAGTAGCTTCAGTAATAATAGCACTGATAGTTGTTGGATTTGCTTTCGGATTAATTGGTGCTTTTACTGCACAACCGGTAATACATGTAGTATATGCATACGTGCAAAATCATCATCTGTATGTTGTGTTACAGAATACTGGTAATGTGCCAGCTATGATAGTTGCTTATATAATAGATGGTGAGGGACCTAATTCTACGAATATTCAAGTTCCTGTCGGAACGGTAACTATATCTATACCTCTACCGTCAAGTTTATCGCTCTCCTCTGGTCAGTTTGTAGACTTTACTTTGATTATTAGTAATGGGGAGGTTATACCAGGCGTAGCAACGGTAGAATGCTGATTTTTTAAATTTATGCAATTTTTCTTTATGAAGAGAAGAAGGGAAGAATAAAAAAAGAGGTTGATTTTCAATCAATCTGCTTTCTTAACGGGTGGGTGAACTAGTAAATAGATTCCTGGACCTAGTGTTATGGGATCATGATCGTTACTCTTGATGTCTAATCTACTGTCAACTCTTACTAATGTGCCATCCTTTGCATGTGCTAACTTTACTACTCCTTCAGTATAGTGGTTGTAAATTTCTAACGGATAATCATAAAATTCAATGTAATCAGGCACTTCGACTTCATGGATCTCTAGATGCCCTTGCGTGAGTATTGGGGTTGATTGTATTGTTTTCACCTTGTGCGCAATATATACTTTAACTCCATAATTATCGAACTCAACCAAGTATTTCCTTGGGCTTAGGTGTTTTAGAAAATCCTTGTAGGTTTGTAAGAATATCTCTGTGAATGTTAATTTGTCTCTGGTGAACTTAAAGTCCGCCTCAAGTGTCATTTTTTTCCAGTCCATGATCCACAGTCCTCTTACTGGTTTTGCATTAATTTCTCCGTTGTTCTCGACTTCCACTTGATAGCATCCTTTCACTGTCATTCCAGAGTTGCTTATGTACCATGCACAGTCGGTGACGTTTCTGTCATATCCAGTTACTACGATTTTATATATCCAGTTACCTGACTTCAACTGTATTGCTGGGGGTTCAGGTAGATTCGGGAGTTTCAATTTTTTACTTGATTCTTGATTTTGAGTTTCCATACTATCCCCTCTACCTAAATAGTTGGTAAAAAAGCTATATAAACATTTCTCTCTGTCTTTTCTGTTAATGAAGATATTTACATAAGCCAATTAAAGTTAGTTTCAGTAGATTTTAAAGAAGAAATAATAATGCAAAAAGTAAAAAAATGAAATAAAAAAATAACTTATCTTAAATTTATTATTCGCCCCAGATCATTAATCCTAGGAGATTGACATCTAATTTTTTAAGATCTTCAAAATTTTCGACACCAAAATTTTCGATATTCTCCTCCGTATCGTCTGTGTACCACCCATCTTTATTTTGGAATATAATTTTGATTTTTTTACTATCCTCCTCATCTTGAAATATTTTTGCAATTTCTTCCAATTTGTTTTTATTATCTAGTTTGTAAATTATTATTTTCTTGTTTTCGATTTCTTTTTCATACCTGGGCATTTCTTCTTCCCTCTTATTATATTTCTGATCCCCCCCATATATATCTTATTATGATTAGATTACCGACACTCTGAATATTTATCTCAAGAAGGCGAGAAAATAATGAAAATCGATAGATATTTTTGATAGATAAAGATAGTAATAATATCTGAAAATTGAGAAAAATGGTGTATAAAAAAAGAAATAACTTTATCTAAACTTATGTAAATCGTAAAGTTTGTAGCACTCAAAGCCGAGATGTGTTTCTCTACACTCCTCTTTGAACATTTTTGTTTGGACTGACAATTTTTCACGCCACAAGTATTTTAGTAACTCCTTTATGAAGATTTTTCTTAATTTGTAATCTAAGTAGCATTTTTCGTCAGTACATCCGCAGTTTTTGCAAATCATTTCCAAAAGCGGTTCGTATTCTATTTTTTTCAGCATTTCTAGCCTATCGTTCCAGTATTCAATGGTATAGTCAGTGACCTCAAAATTAAATTGTAACACTTTTTTCTCAGCTAAATCGTCTTTTATCCATAAATAATGGGATATTTTCACAGTTATTATATTCTTGTACTCTTTTGGTTTTTTTGGTATTATAATTGTGACTTGTCTCTTTAACCAGTTTTGTTCATATATGTAAAAAAAGATATCTTGTTCAAAATTGTTTTCATCAAGACTTATGTCTGTCCACATTTATAGTGTCCCCTACCATTATCTTGTGCAAAATGGCTATATAAATGTTTTCTTCTCTTATTCTCTTCTTATGGAGAGGGGAATATTCTCTTTAATATTAACTCTTTTGCTTTTTATAGTAATACTACGTAATTATCTAATCATGAGTACTAGATATGAAATTATAAAAGTTGAGTGCAAAGAAAATAACTGTTTTATCACCTTGAAGCTGATAAGAAATGGTACAATAGAGATTTTCAACTCTGTACCAATTGAAAATGTGAATAAACTGATAGAGAATTTCTCATTTTTTTAACTGAAAAAGAATTTTTGATTCTGTGTAATACTGAGTTAGTTTCTAGTTCTGTTTTCTTTTCGTGTAGGGAAAAGTTTACGTTTGAATTTTCAAAATTTATTTGACGATTTTGTGTACATATTCAGGAAGAACAGTTACGTATTGTGCATGAAAAATCTGATTGACTGACTTGTAATTACTATAGAAATTTTATTACAAAAATTTGAAAAATTGTCTGGAAACTGAGAAAATACCCTAATTTGGGGCATTTTCTCACTCTAGAACAAAGTTTTCAAGCAATTTTTCTATTGTATGTAATATATTCTGTGAAGAGTAATAAAGTGAGCTCAATCTAGAGAAAAAGATATATAAATGTTCAAGATAATATATATAGTAGGAGGAAGTATGGAAGAAGTAAATATATCTAAAAAAGTAACAATGGAAGAGACAAGAAAGCAATTGTTGAAAGAACTTGAAGTACTAGAAAAGGTAAATGAAATTTTAGATAGTGTTAATAAGATAATGGGAGAGATCAGTGATACATGTCATATGGCGATAGAGTCAATGCCCCAGGTCAGAAAGGATCTAATAGAACAGTGTTCAAATGTTCAGAAACAGTTATACAAACTATATGATATAATTTCTGATACAGTATATTAAAGTCAATTCTCTTTTTTTTATTCTTCTTTCGTTCTTGATGGAGAGAATTCTGAGTTATACTATAATTCATATATTATATATATGAATTATGCGTCTTCTCTTATTCTTGATGAAGAGAATGACGTAGCATACTATTATTCATATATATAATATATGTATTATAGCGTTAGAAAAAGTTCAGTAAAAAATGAATTTATTTCGATTCAAAAATTATACCTTCATATTCCTTAAAAACGAAATTATATCTCTGATCAAATTGTCTCTGGAAAATTTCATTGTCATAAGCAATATCCAGTATTATTCCTTTTTGTTTATCTTTTGCAGGGCGCATTACTCTTCCTATCCGTTGAACTAATTTTATTCTACTTTTTCCCTGTGATAGTAATACTATAAGTCTAAGATTTGGAATATCTAATCCCTCATCCGCAAGACTTGTCGCTATTAATGTTTGTATCTTTCCGTTTTTCAAATTCTCTATTTTTTTCATTCTCTCTTCTAGAGTTGTTTGGGAGGTAACATAATCCGCAATTATTCCATTTTCGTTAAACATTTCTGATAATTTTCTGGCAACGCTAATTCTTCTAACAATTACTAATGCTGGAAATGCATTAATTGATTTTATTTTCTCTATTATTTGAATATTTGTCATTGGTGAATTCTCAAATAATCTTAGCAGTAATGAGTAATATTTGGCAAATTCCATTTTTTCTTTTTCTTTTTCCAATTTCTTTATTTTTTCTTTCAATTTCTTTGGAATTTCTGGTACAAACGCAATATATTCCAAAGGAACTAAATAGTGATTCTTGACTAGTTCTTGATAATTAATGGAATAAGATATTCTCCCTAGTAGTCCTAAAATTTCTAGGTCCCTGCCGTCTTCTCTATATGGAGTAGCCGTGAGCCCTAACCTGATGCTATTCGGCGAATCTAGTAACAAAGCTTTAATGCTATTGGCAGGTGTATGGTGCGCCTCATCTATTATAATCAAGTCTGCATTATTAATAATGTCTCTAAGTTCATTATGTTTGTTGCGCTTTTTCTGAGAATAATAATATGAAATTGATAATGCTATCAAGTTGCTATCTTTTTCTTTTTTCAATTCATTCAACTCCCCTGATACTATTGCAAAGTTTAGATCTTCTTTTTTCGCAAATTGTTGAAATTGTTTTAGCAATGTCGTTGAATTTACTGCGTATATTACTTTTGCATTTTTCTTATTCTTTAGCATTTCTAACGTTGCTAGTATAGAAATTATAGATTTTCCAGAGCCCGTTGGCGCTTTTATAATTCCTGTTCCTACTATATTAACATCAGCAATCCATTGCTTTATTGAATTTATCTGGTAGTCTCTTAACTCAAAGTTTTTCAATGTAATATCGTGAAAACTGAAATTGGTAAATGGTTTTATTTTTATCTCATTGACATTTAACAATCTCCAGTATAAGCCTCTATAAGTTACGAAATAATCGGAATGCTTCCATGCGAGTAATATTTCCTCCTCTTCATATTTGCCTTTATCGTAATCGAATTTTTTCAATTTATATGATAACATTTTTTTGTATTTTTCAAGGTCATCATAAATTTGAATATAGTTTCCTCTAATTTTTGCAAACACGATTTTTTTGTCATTATTAATATAAGGCGATAGTATATTGTAAATTTCTTCTCCTACAAAATCGCTCAGAAAGTCGGCAATTTTTTTCAATTCTTCTTTCTCAATTCTAGAGATTTTAAACTCGTTCAAGTACCAATTTTTGTCACTTGGATCAAAATCGGCGATAGATTTTACTGCTAAGAGATATTGTCTAAACTCATCTTTTTCTAGATATCTTTTTGGTCTAGGTATTGCAATTTTTTCATTATTAAGAGACATATTGCTCTCACTCATTCTAATATTATATAAGGAAAATGGATATATAAATGTTCAGCATGTCAAGAATGAGAAAGAGAGATAAAAAAAGGGTTAAAATTCAAACATCTTTGTATTACTATCAAGCTGATAAATGTACTTGTACATGCTTTTTATCTTCCAATAACGCACGAAATTCGAGATCCTGATACACCACATTACGTCTTTGTAGTCAACTCCGCAAAGTGCCGAGAATGCAAGATCATTGACGCTGAATCCTATGATTTTGAATATTATTTGATTTGTGCCGTCGTAATCATAATCCACAACGGCGAAATTCTGAATTCTTCTAATCCCTTGCAAACTTATCCTGTCTTCGTTAAATTTGTAGACGGGAGAAAGGAAATACTGAATATAGATGATATCACTTAGCTTTAATCTGTCTTTCAATATTGTTTCTGGGAGTATTTTGAATTCTTCTCTTTCTGCAATTTTCTTATTTAGCAACATTTTTAGAATGGCATAGCTAATTTTTCTATTCCTAATCGCTATTCTGAGTGGAGTTGGTAGTTTCCCAAACCTCGTTACGTAGTATTTTCTTCCTTTGTTGTTTATTTTCATTAAAGTCAGGTATTTCCCATTTATCTGAATCCTGGAAAAGTTAATTGAATTAGCAATTTCTCTCTCGTCATTTGTTAATTTGAATTTTGCGTTAATTATTGCATTTACTCTTCTAGGAAATGTGTTAATACTGAATTTCCTCTCACCCATATTAATTTTTATATCAACGTATTTTATCCAGAAACTTAGAAACTCTTCAAATATTCTATTTAGAATAAATGCTATATGTATATCTTCAATTTTATTCACATCGTCGAATGTTATATCTATTTCGTCTCCTTTTCTTTTCACTACAATTTCGTAATTATAAACCCAAATTCTCATGATTCCAGTAATGTATTTTCTCAAATAAAATTTAAAATCCTTTAAATGATAATTGTATTCCGCTACGTAAAATTCGTCTTCAAATTTATCCCAATTTTCGATGATGTCTTCTAATTTTGGAATTTCTTTCAGTAAAATATATCCTTTCTTTTTTGCTACTTTTTCTCCTTGCATACTATTTGCCACCCCCTATATTATCTTACACAGAAAAGCTTATAAATTTGTGTTACTACATTTATACTAGGGAAAGCAAATGCAAGCAGTCCAAGTAGTCAAGGAAAAGCCGGAAGTGAACCAAAACATGAATTTTTTAGCATCGTCAGTTTATGAAACCCACGACTTGAGAGACAAGATAAAGCCTGGGCAAAAGTTCGTCATTAGACAGGGCGATTTAATCGTGGCAAACTACTCTATAGACTATCCAAGAAGGCACGGATTACGTTCTGTAAGTCCAGTCACAGAGAACATAAACGGAAGGTTAATTGATGTATTCAGGGATTCTCATTTCATTCTACATACTGAAGAGTTTATGTCAATCTATCATTCCGAACACGGATTAGTGATAATACCAGCAAAGGGACAAAGGTTTAGCTACTACGTTATCAATGAAGCGATAGACTAAAAAATTTATATATTTTTTTTCCTACTATCTATTTATGACTTACACGCTTTATATTTCGAGGAAAAACTTCCCTAAGATAGACTCATTATGCAAAGAATACTCATCATACAGAGAGTGCGTTCTGAAAAAAATTGAGGAGAAGTATGGAGTGAGGTTCAATAAAAAGTTTAATCATCATAAAAGGACGAAGACGGGGCAGTCATTGTGTCTTCACCTTTATAACGATGAAGTAGAAGTCCTGAAGAAGATAGCGGAACAGGAAGGAACGACAGTCCGAAAATTAGTCCTTAGCCTTCTTGGAATTGAATAATGGATCGAACAATCTGTAAGGGTAGTGATAAAAGGATTCTGGATATTTTTTATACACATACTTGAGAATTCTATCTGTGCTTTTTCTTACCCATTTTTTGAAGAACTTCATTATCTCCTCGTCTTTTTCATCTGGTGTTAATTCACTCTTCAGTATGTATCTTCGTCTATACGCTATTACGAAACCCGTGAAGACGTCTCTCACTCCCCTAGCCTTCTCTTCAATTTCGCCCATTTCAACTAGCTTATCCACGTAATCTTGTAGCAGATCTGATGATGGTCCAAAGATCCATGGTTTGAAGTCAAGTCCTAAATCGATCCCTTTCTCTTTCTCCAGAAGAAAGAATATTTTCTGCAATTTAGTTGGTGTTACCCTTGCTTTTTCTTGTTTTGCAACGTATAACAATAACTTAATTAGGTAGTAAATTCTGTCATCCAAGTGTTACACCGTTATCATTATCATTTCCTTTAAAAATCTGTTGAGGGTAGTCCCTCTCTTTTTTAGTTCCAGCCTGACTAACATTTCGTTTCTCTTTTCTAGTTTGCAATTTATTCTATAGTATTTCTTTCCGTTTACGACGATATAGCTACCTTCCAAATCTTGTCTTTTGTAATCTCTAGTTTTATCTTCGATGTTAAAGTACTCCTTCAATATCTTTCTGATTACTGCCGGTACACTAACGCCTTCTTCTTGTGCCTTCTTTCTCAGAAATTCGAACACTTCTTGTTCAACTGTTACCATCATGTTACATCATGACAATTATTTGTAGTGCAATATTTAAACCTTTCTTTTAAGTTAAATTTAAAAATGTGCTATCATAAAGTTTCTTATGGAGCTTGTTAAGATTTCCGTAAGGTTTAATCAAAAGTTGAAACTTATTTTTGATAACATAAAACCACGAGATAAGACTAACGATGGGTTTTTGCGTGAGCTTTTTAGCGAATGTAGTGACGTCGTCGAGAAGGTGAGTTACGATCTGGGTGAGAATTTGAGACCATATTGCCTAAGGTTGTCTCCAGAGCTCATCGAGGGTCTTGATCATCTAGGTGAGAAGCTAGGTCTGTCTAGGTCAGAAGTTATAAGGCGATTGATTTATGCGAGGGCGAAGAGACTTTGTTAGTTGTGCAGGTGGTGAAGCCTGGGTTCTACATTGACTATAAGGTGAGGAGCCTTGAAGACCTTCCATGGCACTTCATCCCCTTCGTTAAGACAATCGGGGAAGAGAAGTACGGGACAGACGATATGTGTTACGTTATCCTTCGATTACGACGAGTGGAGTCATCCGATTTTCGTGGAGGGGACTATTTGCGAACCATTACAGGAGGGGAGAGAGAAGGAGCAGGTGAGGGAAATGGTAGAAGAGCTGGAGGACCAGATCCTGGATTTGTTTGGGGTGCAAATTCTCCCTCTCCTCACAGACGAGGGGATTTGGTATGGTGGTGCTCCCGGGAAAAAGATTATTTGGTATCATCGTTATCCTTCGGACGGGAGGGAGTATACATGGTAGATGCTAGACAAGTTGTGAAACTAGACGTTGACGTGGACGTCACATGGTATGATCCCAACTGGCTTCTGGAGAAGAAATTATCGCTCTTGCACGCCCTAGGCTACAAGGAGGAGAAAGCCTGGTGGGAGTTGTCACCCTCTGGGAGACATGTTCACTTGATCGTAGTTCTGCAGAGCCCTCTCTCCACGAAGGAGCTCTTTGATCTTCAGTTTCTTCTAGGTGACGACCCGAAGCGTGTGGAGTTTAACTACCTGCGTTACAACGCTATAGGAGAGGACGCCGTCCACTTTAACGTTCTTTATGCGTATAAAAAGTCCTTAACACGTGTTGACAAGCTAAGGGCAATTTTCCGGCATTGGTCGAGGTCTCTGCAATATTCGAAAAAACGAAGAGATGGACAAATGACGTAGTACAACGTGTTAGGTATTTCTTCTACTATTGCGTAACGTACCTGCACGTTACCTATCCCTACGAATCCTTCTTCTACAATTCTCATTTCGTTTTCTTCTCTCGTGTAGATAAATTTAAATATTTTGTATCCTACCTTATATACATGGCAGAAGAAAAGAAAGAGGACGAAATTCTCCTTCCAGAAGAGAATAAGAGTGAGACTGAGAAGATCGTGGAAAGCATTATCTCATCAATAGAGACTGACCTACCTTCGAACGTGGATTATGTAACGGGAATATTAACTGACGAGGATAGGAACGTTCTCATCATCAAGAAGGGCAAAATATATGTTGGGAAGTCGCTCGAGGACGCAAAGCCGATAAAGGAATACATGAAGAATGCCGACGTTCCATTCTTAATAAATGCACTATACATCCTAAAGGACATGTTGCCGTCATATAAAGACATGTGGTCAGGGAAGCTCGAAGAGGAGGCTAGGAAAAAGTACAACGAGATATTTTGACGAACGTCACTCTTCTTCTCCTTCAAGGAATTTTTTCAATCTTTTCTTGTTCTTCTTCTTAAGAGGTTCAATCTCCACATTCTCTTGTTGCGACTTTTGGTTCACGAATTGTTGGGCTAACATCATTTGTAGCCAGTTCGTCGTCGACCCTTCCCCAGGTCTAATTATTCCAGACTGTATCAACAGTTGAACCATCTCATTAATGTTGTTTAGTGCAACTTTAACGTCATCAAGTGTCCATTTTGCTTTTAGGTGGTTATCTAGAATTTCAGCAACTGTTTTCACTGCCTTTTTCGTTTTATCTAGTTCTGCTTGTAGCTCCTCGACTTTTTTCTCCAGTTCCTCTATCCTCTGTTCTTCAGTTTTCTTTTCTGGCTCACTCATTATCTAACACCTCCTGGAGTTGTTTCCTCACGTCGTCACTCTTCTGTGACTTCATGTAAATTACCACATACCCATACTTCTCATCATTACCAAATTGTACACGTAATGATCTCATGTGATTTCCTGCTCTTGTCTTGGTTTCCTGTAGCGTCTTTTCTAGTATCCTGAGGATGACGTCACTTAATGATACCATTACAACAGCGTCTCCGTCGTCAGTGATGTACGCCGTCGAATCTATCCCCATCTTTTTCAGCTTGGAGAGTATCTTGTTATTCACCTCTTTCAAGTCAGCATCAACAAGCTCTTTCATGCCGACTAGAAATAACTTGCCGTTCTTTATCTTGACTGACCATAACTCCTTGTTAATGTCAGCTGTTAGCTGTTCCGAGAATTCCTGGAAGGGGATTGCCACGACTACAGACTTCTCGTTGAGTGCGCCAGAGACTACTTTTATTCCCATATTTTCCAACGAAGAGACAAACACCTTGTACACATACGCAACTGATCCTAGTAAACGAATTTTATCCATAAACTAGGATTGGGAAAAAAAGTATAAAAACTTGTTATCCAAAATTACGCTCTTTTCAGGAGTGCGTCTTCGATATCGGTCAACACTTTAGACATATCCACGGTGTGCGTCTTTCCGTCCTTTCCTATGAAGACGTAGATATAACCAGAGGATGTTCCTGTTGGAGCAATTGGCATTTTCTGCATTAACTCATACAGATAGTTATCATGCATCTGTGTCAACGATTCGCCCTTATAGTCCAAGATGTAGTTAGCAACAACTTTCTCTGCATACGCCATCAGTAGTCCTTGGAATGTTGGTGGGATGCCATACTTCTCGGCGACTTGCTTTGCCACTTGCTTAGCTAGGTGAGATGCTTGATAATCACTTATCCAGTTGTATGTTTCTTGGTAAGACAACTTGTCTATTGCCTTAGCAACCCATGGATTACCAGCGACCTCTTTCCCAAGTACGTGGGCTGTCGTACCGACGTTCATGGTAAACCTTTTTGCGTAATATCTTAGGACTGAAGCTTGACTTAGTCTCCTTTTCTTACCTGCCGTCACTCATCACCTCATAATCCTTTCTCAATTTCTTCAAGCGCTGAGTATGCGCTCTCCATGCTAGAGAATCCTTCAGTACCTTCGTAGTGTGGCGTGGTGGATATTCTCGCCTCTTGTAGTATTATGCCAGCATAGGAGTTTGGTAGTGCTGGATTCTTTCTGACAATTCCATCCACGACAGAGATCACGTTACTCTCATCGAGGACGGTCTCACCAAGCTCTTGAGCAACTGCTGGCACAATTCCCTTTAACGCATTTCCAGTCTCTGCTATTATCTTTTTCACGACGTTTGGTTGTATACCTCTAGCTACGTACTTAGCATATAAGAATGAGGCAGTCTCCTTGTGAGTTAGATATACTGCGTAGATCGCCTCGTTGATAATTTGCCATAGTGGGAACGTTGCGCCAGCTCCCGCTGAACTGGTAAGTGTAGTTCTTAATTGATTGTGTATCTTGGTGTAGATATTTACGAATACTTTCTCGTAATTACTGTAAGCTTGCTCTACAAACTCTTTTGCATAATCTTCTCCCATGTAGTTGACGAAGATACCATACAGTTTACCCTTCCATCTCGTCGAGGTGTCGTTCTTTACATCAAACTTACGGTGGGCTTGCCTACCTGCCATACTTCATCAATGTGTCTTCTTTCCATACAAATATATAAACCTTTGGATACAAACAATACGTGATGACAATAAAAAAGACGACGTTCGTCAGGCTGTGTTTCTGGGCATTATCGCAGGCGAGAATGTCGGGAATCAAGGTAGCACCGAGAATAATGTTGTATTTTCTAGATGAAGTCAAGGCATCGCCACGAACCAAGGAGCGCCTACTTCTGCTTATCGACGAGCTGGATACAGGGAAAATAACGCCAAGGGAGTTTGCTCGCCGACTATTTCTAGAGTACCCACGCCCGACTAGAAAAGGTAGAGTGCTTTCGCTAAAGGAGTTTAAACGTATAACATCCCTCGGTAAATAAGTCAGATAGTGACGAGGGAATATAAAGTACTTTCCTCTTTGCGGTTCTTACGCACTTTAGAGGAACAATCTTGTCCCCCACAACGACAGGGTAAATTTTCCCGACTTCGAAATTCGATTCTAGATATGCTGGGATGTAAAGAACCTGCTTCCCCCCTATCTGTCTTAGGCAAAGACTCACCTAACAATCACCCCGTGTATTCCGCAGTCAATTTTCCTGTTGTAAGTAAAAACTAGTTCGGCGCAATACCCGATAGAGTTTATTTGCATTGGATTCAGATCGTCATAAGCTTCAAAGACGACAATAGGATCTCCGTCATCATTGTACCCCTTCGTCGTTTTTTTCACTATGACGTGAGAATCGAGCCTCAACATTTTCCCTATGTACACGTACACGGCGTTATTGTAGAGAGTGAAGGGCGGTTTAACCTCAATCTCTGTTGCTCCGTCGTAGCCAAGCTCGGCTAGTAAGATGGGGACAAAAACCGGCGGAATCTTCTTGATGTGCTCGTAAGCTAACACGACGTTATAGTTGTTAGTGCAAAGATCGTAATGATTATCGTACTCATCTAGGAATTTGTACTCATCACCTTTGAGACAGACATACTTTTTACCTGAGGCGAGATACATCTCGTAGATTTTCATTTTAAGTCTTCCCCTCCTTAGATATAATTTCTCTGCACAAGTTGAAAAAGTCTCCTATTGTCGCTACACATTCTGGCGAGGAACAACCCATGGCGAGTGCATTGAGTGCTGATTCGGCAGTATCCCATTTTTTAGCATACAGTGAGTAGAGCAACTCAAGTGCAGGTTTGTTGAAGTGGAAGTATCTTATCACTCTAAAGCATTCTGGGTAATGCGAGTGTACATAGTCTTTCGCCCTATAATACATTTCTCCTCTAGACTGTACTTTGCCCGTTGCTAAGTTTAGTCTAGTCAGTATTGTGTCTAGATCTGCGTTCTGCGTGTTTGTTGGTAAGGACGGTGGTCCAGAGACAAGTTTTTCTAGTTCCTCGCAGAGACGCTTCGCCTCGGTGTAAAGTAGGAATGCATTTGTTAACGTCTGGAATACTGGCATTGTATATGCATGATACGTGTTGAGGATGGGATCGTAGTACACGTGTAAATGATCCCCCTTGACGGTTATATTGACAGAGACGGGATTGCATTGCACGAGAGCAAAGCCACGAATGTAATAAGTGTTGTACCTCTTTTCCACTGGTATCTTTTTAGCGATGTCCAACAGTTTGACTAATGTTGCTGGTGTCCAATTTGCCATTGTGTATATCTAGCAAAACCAGCTTAAAAAATTTGAAGTAGTGACGCTAGTCTAGATAAAATAGGCGTTGAGGTGATGAACGAGATGACGTCACCAATAGGAACGATCAAGAGAAAAAGGTTGACGTTTTCAGCAATGAAACGAGAGATGCGCTCAAGGAATGATAAGATAGTACAAGCAACAGTAATTGCAACGTTGGCTAAATTTATCATGTTACCTTACCTTCAATCACGTATTCCCTCGCACGTTTCTTCACTTTCGCAACCAGATCGTCATATTCGTCTTTCCCCATCGTCAAAGCATGGTTAATCTCGTAGCGAAGCTCGTGAAGACTAAAATCCCACACTTTGAAGAAATTGACACCATCTGGCGTGTAAGTGTATTCGTCCACAGGGTCAATGGGCAGTCCCACCAGGTTCTCACGATAGCCGTGAGCGTTCACGAAAATAGGGATAGTACCAACAGCCATTGCCTCCACGGGTGGTAGACCAAAGCCCTCACTCTTTGATAGTGCTAGGAAGAATTTTGCCCTAGCGTAAAGTTCGTACTTTTGTTGTTCAGTGAGGGAGAATGCGGGGTAGTCAGGATTACCCAAGTTGCCCACGACGATCGTCTGAGAACGTAATCCCATTTCTCTAGTCAGCGAGTCAACGAGAGTAAGGTTTTTCCTATCAAAGAATCTACTTTCCCCCAACGTGATGAATAGTTTGTCCCTCTTTTCCTCCACTTGGATGGGGCGAATGTGCCTCTTCTTCATCCCCTTTGGCGGAAAACCAACTTTGACGAACATTTCAAAGTTCCACATTGATGCGACAATAAAGTTGTCGTAATGTGCCATTTCCTTCATGTAGAAAAGCGCATTATAAACAGTATCTCCCCACAGCAAGCAGTGAACGTCATCCACTACACCCTTAATCCTTTTTAGAAAGAGTACGGGATCGTCAATGCAAACTTCAGCCTCAAACAAGTTTCTAGTAACGACGAAGCCCTCATACCTTGCCACATTCTCATAAGAGCATTTTTCACAAGGAACGTATGCGAGAGTCATGGGTTACACAACTTACTATTCTTCAACTCGGGTATATAAGTGCATAAAACAACTATTATTTGATTCAGCATATTTAATTGTGGGCTTTCATTTAATGCTTCTTTTACCGTTTTTTCAATTCTTCTTTCGAATTCTTCACTCAAGATAATTTGTTGGACTATTTTTTCAATTTCCTTTTGAGTTTCTTCCTTTCGTGATTTGTTAATTCTATATAGATAAAATAGTACGGTGATGAATGTTGCTACTTCATATGTTATGAATTCCATCTCTAATATTAGAGACATGAGTAAAAATAAATAGAACGCTAAAATATAAATATTCAGGATGCAGTTAGCTTACGCAGTTGATCACGAGAATAAGATAATATATTACGACGAGAAAATGAAGGATGTAATACCATCACTAGATTATAAAAAAGTTAAAATTACTTCTAGCATATCTACATCGAAAATAAAAGAAGAGAAACTATTTCTTTTCGTATCGAGTGTTGATAATACTTTATTATACAAGAATGAGTGGTTGGGAACACACCCAAATGGTTTATTACTTCTACCCGGCGTATTTTTTAGAACGGCAAACGCTTCGATGGGATTCATTTTCCAAAATTTTGGCTTAACTGCTTGGCACAACGTAATGATAGCACCGCACTCGAAGGGTGAGACTCCAAACGTTCCCATGATTTCATATTATGATAAAAGGCAATGGAAAGTGCATATTCTAACTAGACCTGCAGTGTTTGTTAGTGTGTATAAGAAATTGATGAAAATGGTATTGGATTATGACGTTGCAATAGTTGAAACGACGTATAAATACCCATATAAATATCCGGCAGTTCTAGGAAAAGAGGTGTGTGCGTATGGTGTTATTTCTGCGACTAATGGTGTAGCAACTTTCGCAAGTTATTTGCCATCTATTATAGAAGTAAAGAGTGAATGTCCAAGCCTTGAAAGGGGTATGGAAGTGACTCTTGCGAGTGCGTATTCTGGTATAAGGAAAGGTAGAGTTATAAGCACTAATGTGGAAATAGCGTATCACGTTGTACCAAAATTTTTGATACAAATAAAAAAGAGTTTCATGATAGATATTCCATCAATACCTGGTGATTCGGGCGGGGCAGTTTATATTTAAGTATTGTATCCTTTAGATATTTATATTTCTTGCACATTTATTATAGTTGAGGATAAAAAATGAGCTACGCCCAAATAAGCTCTGCCTTAACCAGTGTAGCAACAAACCTAGTAGTAGCAATATCAAACTTCCTATCCGGTATCGCCTCATTTATTGCCAACAATGCCGATTTATTTGTAGGCATCGCAATAGCAGGACTCGTCATCGGGCTAGTTGCGAAATTCGCATCAAGTCTACCATTCGTCGGTCAGTTCCTTAGCTATCTAGGTTTATAAAAAAAGTGAAGTGAATCTATTTTTTTTACAAGATTTTCTCCCACATTTTCGCTATTTCTAGGTAGTTGTATCTCTCTCTGTATAGGATTGCCCTCCCCTCTAGATTCTCCTTCTTCTTTTCTGGAGTCCAGTCTGCAAGCGCCATAACGAGTTTCTGATAAGCATCCTCCACATCAGGATCCAGAAAATATCCCACGTGAAATGGATTAGTATACCACAACTTAACCTTCCTACCTACTTTTATCCAGTAAACGTCATCCTCAGATAGAACCCACTCACTCCAGGCACCCTTCTCGGTAACTACAACGTCAAGACCGAGAGAAAGGGCTTCAATTACTGGTATCTCGAATGCACCACCTCGTACGGGATAAAAGAGAATATCACAGCCTGCAAACAAGCTATAGTACTGATCGTCGGGGAGAGGGGTTTTGACGGCGTTTAATCCTCTCAACCTAGGCTCAAGCATGTTGGAAACTAGAATAACGGGATAAAAATGATACCCAGAGTTCATGAGTTCGTGGAAAACCCTCACGACAACGTCGCCACCCTTCCTATCCCATGAATGCGGGAGAATTGCTAGAACGCAAGGATGTGGGACATTAGCAGGTTTGTAAGAGAACATGTCGGGATTTAACGCATGAGGTATAACGTAGATGGGTTGTGGAATTGGGAGACGTAAAGTGTAGAAGGCATTCTTACTCCACTGTGATGGTACGACAATCTCATCAACGGGCTGTTGTCTAAAAAAGTATAAGGCAGTATGGCTAATTGCATCAGTGTCAGATACTTCGAAAACAACGTTTTTCCCGTGATGGGGAATCCCCTTCCAGAACAGTTGTGTGTTAAAAATCGTATAGTACACGTAGGCATCATACCCTGGTGGTAATTTTTCTTTAGTTGTTGTATTCTTTTCAAAAGGCGTAACCTCGTGACCGAGTTCCTTTAATCCTTTCTCTAGAAGTTTGCCTTGTCTTCCAAATGAGGTGTCAACAAAGTCCCTTACAAGGGCGATTTTCATATGCATAATGTATAAAAGCTCAAATATAAATAGATTATACTATGGCAGAGGCAGTTGCGTTTCTAGCTGGTAGTAGTGGAGGAGGTATAGTTTCAGCATTAGAGGACATTGGAAATCAGATACTTGAATGGTTAAGAAAAATGTTCATGACAATTTGGAGGCATATAGTAGGACTATTTTACAGAATGATAGACTATTTCATGAAAGACCCAGTAGGTTTCATTACAATGATTGGTGAATTAATAGTATTCCTAGCATAGGTGATCAACCATGATAAGTATGGATGACGTATATTTCCAAATGATGCTTATGCCATTTCAAATACTTAAGATTCCGTATACTATAAAGAAAGAAGGTAATCTGTACAATGCGTATATTGACATTAAATCATTCCATCGTCTATTTATGTCAACTCTAGGTAAAATTACTGCAATAAAACAGGATGAAAACCTAATAAAGTTATTACCAACTGGATCAACAAGTAACATCTCAGTTAAAGAAATAGAACAAGGTATACACATAGATTTTGGAGGCTTCTCAGAAATTGAGTTAACTGACGATAAACTAGTAGAGAAATTGAGGGAAACGTTTCAAGAGAGGTTTGGTAGTGAAGTAACTGTTAATAGGCAAGGTGATTATATCGTTATAAGTTGTAGTAGCCCATCACGTGTATTCATGAATGTGTTAAAGAGTTCGAATTCACCATTTGAGTTCAAGGATGGTAAAATTACTTTCAAGTTGTGAGTTAAATGTCTTCAATACTATCAATATCATTATCTGGCATAGGATCTGAAGTTGAGAATGCACTTTATAGTTATCTTCTTCAGCCTTTAATTTGTGTAATACAAGACGTGATAAATTATATAATTTATGGATTATTCTATTTCGCAAAAGTAGTGTGTGATGTATTCTTCTCATTTGTTCAAGCAATTTACAATTTCATCCTAACCATACTAAGCGACATAATATCCCTATTGGCAGGGGCAATAAACAACATAATCTCTACATTGAGAAGTAAACTAGTTCCAGCATTTGTAGTAGCAATAACGCCAAAAGCAGAAGAAGAGTTGATAAAATACACGATAAGGGGAGTTACTTCAGCTTCATCTGTGAAACAGGGAATAGTAAGAGGCTTATTGGGAGGACTAATGGGAATTGGAATACCATTAATATCATTTCTAGCAGGATCAATAATAGATAGTGTAATACCAAATCAAGCAGTAGACGTAACGAATCTGTTATTCCCAATTCAGACGTTAAGACAACTTTCGAGCGATATTTGTTGTCCAATTAGTGCAGTAATTCCACCGCAATGTAAGAACACTTGTGGAGCAGTTAACGCACCAGTTTGCACACCGCCATGTTTAGAATTATCGAATGGGAATACTTACTGCTTTGGAGTACAATTTATATCACAAACAGCCACCTCAACAACTACAAGTGTACCACCATCTGAAAGCGTAACATTATCCACGTCATTCACGGTGACTCCAACATGAATTTATGTAGAACATGGATAGAGGAAGAATTTCTAGTAGGAAAAATATATCCAATTGCACAAGCACAGTTTCTATATAATAATACCGTAGTAGGTATAGGGACTGTAACGGCAAAGTTGAGTTTTGATGAATTAACTAACACTTACGCACTAGAATTAACAATTACTGATAACACGACGAATACTTACACTTATAATGCAATAATGATAGTTGACTCAAATAATGTTAACGTTGCACTATTCACGTATGCGAAAGCGTATAGTAAAGGAACAGGTCAACTTACAGTGAAGGAAACAATATATATCCCACAACCAGTTGCAGTGGTAAATTTTGCAACCTATGGTTTAACAGTTAAGAGTCTAGGGGAAATGATAGGAAATGCGTTAATGAATGGTGGTACCATTTACTTACCCAACTACATTTTCTTTTTTGATGCGTCTCTAGTTTTGATTGACCAAGTTCAATTTACACCCTCAATAAATATTACACCAACAGAGGTTCAAGAATATCAAACAATTAGCTGTCCAGTTTGTATTCTTACACCAGAAGTAACAGCCGTGCTAGTATACTTTGATTCATCATCAATGACTGTAATAATATATGGCGTATATCCTATTCTATTAGGATTTGTTACAGCAAATGTACAATGGAGTATACCTTTTAACCCAAATTGCTGATGATATATTATGAGTTACTATTACCAAGAAGAAATAGTTGACATTACTGACATTTTCGAAGTACTGAACGTCATAAAAACAACAAATCCAGCACAATATAGACAATTATACGTGAATACTGTATACCAGTTCCTTTACATACTCTCGAACTACTTGAGCTATTTCCCGCCTGGAACTTTCACATTGTTTGAAAGTGATTCCCTCACAGTTCGAATAGTTAACAATACAATACAAGCAATATATAATGGATCACTCGTGTTAGGCTTATTACAAATAGCACAAGTGATATCATCAGTACTTAGTTACGATTTCGCTCTACTCAACTCATTCCTCTCGGCAGTATATTACAATTTAGTACAAATAGCACGTCAAATAGTACCTCCAGATAATGTGAAACAATACCTACAAGATTTATATAACACACTAACAAGTAAAGTATAATATGGGTTGCGAACAAGTTAAAAAAATGTTGGATGACATGGAAGACGGAGTAATAAAAAGTTCACACTATGAAATGATTGCATACCAAAAAGTAGGAGATAACATGATGATAAAAGGCAAATTATTCCTAAAGGGAGTGAACAAGTTAAGACAAGTGACGAAAGATAATTTCAAGATTGAAATATACTCAGGAATAGACTTAAACGGACAACGACTCCTAATAATAAGAGAAGTAACAAACACTATCGCAAGAAAGGATAAACAGACAATTCACGTGGAGAATTGCGACTTATACATAACTAGATTATCACCAAATGCAGAAAGTGTGATGGTAGATCTACTCAAGCAGGCTGAATAATATACTTGTCGTTAACCACGTATTTTTTTCCGTTCACGAAATGATAAGTACCCGGAATAACTTTTGCGATGGGAACGAGACGAGAGAAGAGATAAATATCAACAAAATGGGTCCTGTACAACTCATTCTTAATATACTCGTCCATAACATCCCTAGCGAATTTTAGGAAAGATGAAGGAATGAAAAGATTAGTGGACATACAGAAAAGTGTAACGTCGTCCGAAGGCTTAGCCCTAGCTGGTATGCAGAAAGAGTAAATATTCCTAGGTAAATCGACAGGAGGAATGTAGACGTCACTATCAACTAGAAATAAGTCGTCGTTAATCCTAGAGAATATTTCCCTTAGAAGAAAAGCTATCCTATATCTTCTAGACTCCCAACTGTCGTCACTTACACCACTACTAACGTGAATTATGTTCGGATGAATGTTAGTATAATCAACTCTTTCCAAGCACTGGTTATAGTCATCGTCTACAAAAACGAGATCGTAGTTCATTAGAGGAAAATAGCAAAAGTTACCCCCAAAAGTAACGACTTTCATGTCTGCGCTTGTACCTCATATTCAAAGTTAATTGTGAGAGTAACTTGTTGACTTAACGAGGCGTTAATATCCAGAGTCACTACTACATTAAGCGTTTGTCCACCGTAATAGTCCTCTAGGTTGAACTCAGCAAAAGTCTGTCCTTCTAGAACGTTAACTTGTTGTGATGCTACAACTACGCCAGATGACGTTTCAATATCAATCGTGATCGTAAATGTAGTGAATCCACTCGTACATGGGGTAGTTGAACATGAGAGCGAATATGATGGGATAATCTTAAAGTACCCAACTGGTACTAGCAACGTGTAAGTCTTTTGTATTGATCCGTTGAACGGCGTTTGAACGCTGAAAACGTACTCCTGTGGGTTTAGGATGTTATTGTACCCTGTCACGTTAAACACGAATATTTGAGATATCTGACAAGATGTGTTTGCATAAGGTATAGCAATGACTTGACTCCACGTTATTTGATAGTCGTTGTTTGCGGTCCCGGTAAAAGTTACTGAATCAAGTTCACTTACTGATGTCATTGAAATGTTGGTAGCAGTTATTGAACCAGAATTGAGGGTTGCCGTAACAGAATACGAGGTCAAATCTGATGGTCCGCCCGATACACTCATTATACTAACGTATCCTGATTCACTGTAGTTCACAGTTACAGAATAAGATAGTGATTGATTGTAGAAGTAAAGTGGCTCAATGTAATAAGTAATTGGCTGTGAAAAGAATGCAACATCACCTATTGACGCAAAGCCATAATAGGGAATCGTTACAGATATTTCAATACTAGCAGTACCACTTGGAACTGGTACAGCAATCATATAATATGTGCCACTCCCTGCACTAAGAGAAATTGAATATGAGTAAGAACCTATACTTGAGCCACTAGTATTAAGGAAATCGATAGTAATTGTAAAAGTTGCACTACTTGGTAAAGAAGATGATCCAATATAATACAAACTCCCTATTACAACAACCCAGACATTCTCAGGATTATAAACAAGCTCACTATAAGGTACTGTTACCGTGATTGTAGCTGTGGCTGTAGCTGATTCACCAGTAGTAAAAGCCAAACCATATCCACAATTACCGCATGGATCACCTACATATCCAGAATATGATGCACCAACACTTCCTCCACTAGCTGAGAATATGCCAGTTTCTATTGGATTACAGACATTGTACCATGCTATTTGAATTCCCATAATTAACAACTCGTGCTAAATTATTTAAATCATTGTGAGATGTGCAACGTTCTTGCATCGAAAAGCCACTGTGCATATTGCCCACCAGTAGCTCCAGCTACTGCTAGATAATAAGTACCACTAGATGGAGCAGAGAAATCACTACCTAGAGAAGTACAACCAGTAACGAATTGATTATTAGGTATAAAGAACATTGTATAGCACACTTCATTTGACGATGGAATATAACTCACTATGTAAAACATCTCATCACCAGATTGTACATTAGTATTAAACGTCCCACTTCCAGCACCACACACAATCTCAGTAACAGATGTACCATTAACAACAGAGATATTCACTCCTGTACCTACTTGATTTCCAGCACATGGTTCAGCCCAGTATGGATCATATTGAACTAATATAGTTGGACTTGAGGTTTCAGGAATTGACATACTTCCTTGAAATTTACAACCAGAAATTGAGGGAGCAACAATATTAGATGTATTAAATCCACTCGAGAATATTGCAAAAGCAAAACCATCAGCAGGACACGAAGATGGATTAGACGGCATAAACAAACCACTAACTGTAAAGACGTTACCTTGCGTGTATGAGTAAGAGAATATAATACCACCATATTGTCCAGTAGTTGGCGAAGTGAGAGTATCCATAAGTGAACTATACGTGTTATAAAGAACAAACGTAGTCCTAGCATCACTATAAAAAGCATCAATATATGGTCCAACTCCAACATACAGCGGAAGTGATGGAGTAGATATATTATAGTAAGTTAATGAATCATCGGCAGTTGATAAATCAGGAGGTCCATTCCATGGAGTCCACCATCCAACAAGATTATCAGAAAAGAGTAAGGGATCAATTGAATATGGACCCATTTGATATATTTCTTGAATTTGTGACGCCGATAAGGCAGTATTAAACACTGCAACCCACGCAATATCACCATTGAAATATCCTGATGAACCCTCACGTGACCAACATCCATATCCTATCCATAAGTAATAAGGATAAGGAGGTAGAAGACCACTAGATTCAGTAACAGAACCAATTTCCTGTCCATCTACGTAAAGAGTTATAGAATTATTAGAAGGATTAAGTACAACAACTGCAAGATGCCAATTTCCATCGTTATACGTACCAGACGTAGTTATACCTGTACCAGGACAACAGTAGCTAGTAGATAATTGACCATTAACAATTTGAAGTATATTATCAAAATATTCATAACATGTAGTCGTAGCACTTTGTTCATCGTAAAGTATTACACCATTACCAGAAGTAGTTCTAAACCACACCGCATAAGTTACGGGAAAATTAAACGTATGGCTAGATGAAGCAACTTGAGGTAATTCAACCACCATATATGAATTTACACCATTAAACTCCCAGTAACTATTATCAATGTAACCAGATTGCGAAGCAGGAAATGGAGGAGCAATCATTGGATAAACTCTAGCGAAATGGTAAGTGAGAGTCAAATTACCAGTTGCATCACTATACGCAGTGCCAAGATACATGTAAACGTTACCAGAAATAGACTGATTCGGCAAACTACTAACTAACGTCACTCTATTAACAACTAGGGAAACATTATTATTCTGGTAAAATAAACCACTAATGAGCTTCCTAAATGGATAATTAATACCAATAACAGCATAAGTTGCATAACTAGTCTCACAGAACGAAGAGGACGAAGAAGGACATGATGATGGACATGTCAAGGATTGCGTACCTAATTCAACAACGTAATATGGAACACAATTACCATTAATACTAAAATCTGCAGTCTCTTGAGGAGATGAAGATGAAATTACACCATCAGTAAAAGCATATTCTGCCCCATTCCCAACACTAATTGACGGCTGAGCAGTTCTAATGTTAGTTATAAAATTAGACGTAGAAGACATTACTTCAAACATGTAACCCTCTCCAAAGGTTTGCTTAGATTGCAAAACAACGTAACCAGTCTGCCCTTGACTAACGTTAATAATCAGATCATTATTAACTTCATAAGAGTAATCGCCACTCACGTATAGATTCCATATATCCGTGTTAAGACTAGTACCACAGAAATTGTCATAAAGAGTAAATATCTTACTCCCATTATCATTACTACAACCAGCAATTTCCTTATATGCACCAGCAACTCCATCGTAAACAAAACTTGAATCACCAACCCATACATCAATCTGAATTACAGTAGAAAGATCAGTAGGAAGTACAACCCACATGAGCGCACTACCACCAACTATCTCCTCAACCCACGTATACATTTCGGCACCATTATACGACAGCCTAACATTAGAGTAAGTTGAATTAGCACCATCAACATATATCCAAATTGGAATTGGGTAACCAGATGGGATAGTAGTACTAGTATTATTGAAAAGATAAATCGTGTAACTAGTAGTATAACATTGATACTTTGCATCGGCAAAAGGACAACTTATAAAAGTACCGGAAAGAATAGTCTCAAAATTAGTAGTAGATTCTGGAGACACAACAGCAGTAATTTGTTGATAAACTGAAGAAACCATAATACTCTCACTTTGAGAGGAAGAAATGGGGAACTGGGTAGGAGTAACTTTCTCCTGAACGTAAGAGACCATAGTTGTCTCACTCTGCGCAGTCTTTAAACTCGTCACAACTTCTTTAACAGTCTCATATATCACGGAATTTAGGAACTCCTCACTAGCGGAAGTGGAAATTGGAACTAGTGCCTTTTGAACTACTTCATAAACTGTAGAAATAAGGAATTCCTCACTAGCAGAAACAGAAACGGACTTAAGAACTTCAGTAACAACAGAATACGCAATCATTTCAATTATTGGTTTAATAGCACTCGTATACTCTGACACTAACTCTGGCGTAATAGTACGTATCATGTCTGCAACTAAGAGAATCTGAGATACTGAAGTAGGAACGGACTGTATGACAATCGTAGGCTTAATGAATTTTATTTGTAGAATTGGAATTGAGGATACAGTAACTTCACTTTCTTGAACGAGTTTAACTATAGGTTGGAAATATGCACTTACAGAAATGGAGGATGCAGTAACGTATTCCGAGAATACTTGTTTCGAAACAGGATAAGAAAAGTAAACTGTTTGAATACTCCTACTAGCAGTAACGCTCTCAACTTCTCTTATGAGAGTAACAGGGTAAATGAAATTCACATCCAACACGGGCAAAGTAGTAGTAACAACGTAATACAAGGTAAAGGAAACACTTTCTTCAACAGTTTCAGTCTCTGTCATATGAGAAGGAGCTTCCTTAATGGAAAGCAAATCACTGGGCAACACGTACTCATTCTGAGGCACTTGTTGAACTACACCAGTAGGCGTTTCTTGATAATCATAAACAGCATCAGTAGGATCCACGATATCTATTCCCAACATGTAATAACAAATACAACCGGGACATACTTCGGGACATGGTTTAGATACAACTAATATGTTTGGAGGAGTAATAGTAGTAGGTGGTGGTGGAGGAGGTGGAGGTGGAATGGAAGTTGGTGGAACTGAAGTGGGATAAGTCACTTGAAAGGAAATAGGAGGAGGGGGAGTAATGTAACTAAATGTGGAAACTGTAGTGGGAGGAAGTGTAGACGGTATAATAACAACTGAACCCTCATTTACAAACCAAAGTTCCTCACTTGCAGTAACTCCGGGAGGAACGCAAAAACCAGTAGGAGAAGAACAAGGTTGCCCAATATCATTAGCTTGAACATTCTCATAGTATGTGTACTTTTTAACTGGATAGTTTTGAGGAAAAACCAAATCCCTAACAGTAACTTGCTCCTTTCCTCGAAGAGTTTCAAGATGTGCAGGAAACATTTGCATTTGATCAAATACTGGAATATATTCAGTGCCAATCATACTCACAGCACTAGCAACAAGTATAGTAACGTGATCCTTCGCCTCAGCAATGTAATGAGCTAAAGCACATTGAATACAACAATCATAAAACTGTTCAAAAGTAGGCTGGTTTATGCATTGTTGAAAACACTCAACATCACTACATTCCCAATTAGGAGTAGGAGTACAAGATGCATTAGGTAACTCTCCACAAGACATAATATAATAAAGGGAAAAAGTAGTTTATGAGTTTGTATGTTAGAAACATCATAGGGAATGGTTGCCAATCAGTAATAATAAACTTTAACGTGAGTGGAAACCTCACAGTTAACACGAAAGTAATAAAACCACCATTAATACTAACACCATGGAACGTATCAATAAAATACGATGATGTACTATGGGCTTCATACAACATAGACACGTCAAGCAGTGATGACGTGTATAATTTCAGTACCGTCACGGAAAGAAAGCTTAACTACATAGAAATATACTTCTGTAATGCTAATGGGCACCAATTAACAAGTGATGAGATTCAAGTTCAAATTACAGTAACTGATAATACAACGGGCAACACAATATACAACGACAACATAGTAATAGAAATTAATGTGGATCCAATAGAGCCAGTACCCATATTCATTCCAATAAGTGTGAACACACCAACAAAAGAGGAAACAGTACCAGTACCCGCAGGAACAACTATACCATTCCAACAAGAGATAAACATCACGTACACTCCCGTCACCCTTTATTTCTCACTCTCGACACCGAATACTTTCCTATTCAAGTTATATTTCACAATGTGCGGTCAAACATATGAGGTGGAAAATCCATCAATAGTATATCCTGGCGGATGCATAACAGAGGAAAATGAATACGTGTGTACTAAATGTAACCCAAACGGATTCTGTTATAACATTGTATACCCATTTACAAAAACACCAATATATAATAAAAATGGACAAATTGTGGGTTACCAAACAACAATCTCAAACACATTTTACATTCTATTTAAAATAACTATCACATCACCATGTAGTGGAACTATTAACTGGACTCTTGTGCCAGAACTTGTGACTGGAAGTGGTGGAACAGCAGTAATGAACGTTACTTTCTCAGAATGAGTAAAACAAATATAACGGGACAAAGGATATTGAAAATATGAAGCTCAAACAGCCCGTGACGATAACAGGAATTGCCACAATAAGAATAAAACATTTAGACACGGGAAAAGTGGAAGAGTACACAACGACGAATATAATGACTAATGCAGGATTAAACGAAATAGCATCACATTGGGTATTGCCATGGACAATGCCAAGTAATTACGGTTATGTAATGGAAGTGGGAAGTGGAACTGGAACCCCATCAAACACAGACACTGGAATGTTCTCACCAATATATCCATGTTTTGAATACGTATCACCCTCAGTTTCAGGAAACCAAATCACATTCGTAGCAAGCTACTTACCATCACAATGTAACGGATATACTTTCCAAGAAGCAGGAATAGCTTTCCCAGCACAATTACAAGAATCAAACGGACAAATAACAGGAGTATCAGGAACATTAGTAGACCATCTAGTATTCCCAATAGCAGTACAAAAAACTTCGTCTATTTATCTCGAAATCATAATAACATTCGTGATAGTGTGATGAAATCAATATACACACAATGCAGAAATTGCAGTTACGAATGGGTAGTAGATCAAACAATATATTACATGAAAAAGTACCACAACATCGAACTACTAAAATCATACTTCAGACCAGCACACATATACGTTGGAGATTGTAACACAATCTTCCAAGTAGCCAGCGAAGGTATTGCGTGGTGCGATACGCCTAGCGATGTTACAGCCAAACCATCACAAGGTCTAAAAGTAATTACAACATCAACGTGGTTAAAAGAACACATGGAGAAAAAGGGAATTCACGTAGAACAAGTAATACCGAGAGGAGTAAATGACGAAATGGCACAAAGATTCGTAAACTTTGATTACAACGCTAGGAGAGGGTACATTATTATAGGAAAAAATAGACCATACAAAAACATAGACAAGGTGATACAGTTGTTCGAAGGAAGAAGAGCAGAACTAACAGTCATCAGTGACCATCCGTCATCAGATTTTAACTTCTTCTCACTCCCTGAAAATGTAAAATATTACCTTCTATCACACTCACTATTTTACATAGCAGTTAGTGACGCAGAAGGATTCAACATTCCCCCAGTTGAGGCAATGAGCGTTGGAACACCACTAATTTACGTGAACAAACATGCGTATAAAGACTATGCATGCGGAATAGAAATAGATGATGTTAACGATATAAGAAAGATAGAAATTTCAAGAGAAGAGTGGGAAGACCTAAGCTGGAAGTGCTTTTATCGATCTTTGAGGTACTACTACATAACAATTGGTCAAGAATTGTGGGGATGGTTAAAATAATAAGTGAGAAAAAACAAAATGTAAAGCATGGGATTCGTTCGCCACGACCCTAAAGAGTTAATATGGCAAAGTGACATCGCTTTCGCACTGCATGCGCCAGATGATTTCCTCGTTGTAAATGTAGCTAGAGAAATAGAAAACCCAAAAGCGAAAATGTGGCTAAAATATGACGACTTTGTACCGATCGACGCTGAAGACTTGCTAACAGTAGCTGAAGTTGTCAAGTCAAGATTTGAAAGAGAGCAAAAGACGCTTATACACTGTATAGCTGGTGTCCATCGCAGTGTAACGTTTGCCCTAGCGTCACTTATGTACGTGTACAACGTAAAGATAAAGGAGGCAATGAGAATGTTATGCCCACCATGCATTGACTTTAATACTTACGTGCACGAAATACCATATCATTTTTTATCCCTAGAAGAGTTTTATACTAGGTACATGAGGTGAGTAAAAAATGGGAGACGATATAATAATAGATGCAATAGCAGTAACTGGTGCAATAATAATAGCATCTCTTCTAATACTAATCTCAGCAACAAATCCCTCACTATTCAACAACCAGTACTATGATAACATGTTAAACGAATTAATTATAGCTATCGCATCAGTCATATCATATACACTTGGTAAAAACGCAAGAAGATCAGGATGAATGAAAAATGGAGAGTATTGAGGAGTATTTCAAAAAAAGAGAATGTGATTACTGGAGAGAGTATCCACACTCATATGGCATGCTTAACGTGTACCAACGTAGTATACAGATAGTGGGAGCTGATTGTGGTTCGTCGGCTCTCTATTTCCTGTTAAGAGGAGCATCATTCGTCGTTCAATACGAGAAAGAAGAACACCTACGAAAAAAATGGGAAGAAGTTTGTGCTTATTTCAACATTTGCAACAAGGCAGTAATGAAGGGAGAATGGGATGGAGTGTACGAGAACGTTGACATCTTTGTAATGGATTGTGAAGGGTGCGAGGAAAAGCTGAACGTAAACATGCTTACCAGATACAAACAATGGTGCGTAGGAATACACGATTGGACAAAGAATCGTGTTGAGCTAATGAGAAAAATGGAAGGAGCAACTTTCACTTATGTGAGTGATGACGGAAGAGAAATAACTCTTTGTAAAATTTAAAACCACTTTGCGATTTTTTTAAAGAAGTTTATTATATCACTCACGACGGTGACGTCACTTTGTGGAATTACTAAAATCACTCTTGGAGTCACGATTGTACCCACATCGTCGATATCAAAATAATAAGAGAAGACAGCGTAAGGATCTGGAGGTGCAGACACAACAGTTCTTGCTTCTTGCTCATACTCGACGACTTCGGCATAATCATAAATGATCGCATACAAATTAATGGAACCAGGCTTCACCTCAATTAGACGCCCGCTAAGAGAGACCAGATTGACGAACCCATACTCAGGAACGCAAATCACAGAGTTCGGAGGAAGAGAGAAGACAAAACCAACTGTATATCGACCAGAAGGAGGCTTCAGAATCGCTAAAGAATACAAGGGAATATTATTCAAGTCATTAATATAAGACGAGGCACCATTAGCGAAGTAAACGTCAGCAAAAGCGTTACCGAAAATGTATTGAGGAACAGCGTATTGTTGACCATTAATATTAAGAACTGCACCCCTAAGCAAAGACACGAGCTTGCGTTCAGACGTTTTATTCACGAAAATCCAAATGACCTCACATTGATTAGGATTATACAAGTAATAAAGGGCAAGACTATCATTCTCCCATAGTTTCGTAGCACCTTGAGGAATATTCTCAACGACCTTCGTTAACTTTACATCTGCACGAAGATGCCTCATGTTCACCAAATAAAATATAAACTCCTAGAAAGTAAAAAAGATTGTGGGTAAACGAGAATGGTAAGCTTATTCCACTTCAAGAAAGAGATTAAAACACCAAGATCACTCTTCGTGTCAACAAAAACAGAAATGCCACTAGTATTAATGGTAGCAATAGGAAAACATCATGCAGTGGGAATTGGAGAAGTAGGAGATAAATCCGCAACAGTAGAGAAATTCATACCACCATTCGCACCTAAGCCAACACCAGAAGAAATAGCAAAAGAATTGCTGAAAAAACTAGATGTACCAAAAGACGAATGGGAAACAATACTAGCAACAAGAAAAGAAATCACTTTTTGAGCTCTTTCGCCCTCGAGATAGAACACATTATCTCGAACATATTCTCCCAGGATAATAAGTACTTGGGATTACCATGAAAAAGAAATACTGACTCGATATCATCAACAACAACCTCATTCCCATAGTACACTTTACCGTCTCTGACAACGAACTTAGAAGGATAACGAGCCATAAGACAAGCAATGTGATACTTGTAAGGTGTAACATTAGGATCCAAAGTAATCGTAGCATAAACTGGTTCACAGTAAAAATATTCACCGTCGAGTTCGTACATTGCAACAGAATTGTCAAGAAGCTTAACAAAATCAGCACCCAACAAATAAAGAACTCTACATGGATAACCAACAGAATTCATTGCAAGCTTCTTTGCATTCTGCACTGACGTAAAGCGTACTACTGGAAATGGAGAAAATAACGATATATCGTGATAATCATAAACACAACCCTTCAAGACTTCCATAGCATACAAAATGAGTTCATTACCAGATTTATTAGTCGAGAGATCAACCATCGCAACAAAGTTATCTGGCAACGTCGACCCATAATAATATGTGAACCCCGAAGGAGTAATTATACCACCATAATATACATCACGTGAAGCAAGAAGTACGGGGACAGTAGTCATATTTTCGCCTCCAACGTCTTTCTCATATTTTTTATACGTTCCTCACTCGTAACTTCACGATAAACTGGAACTACCATATCAAACAACTGCAGAAGATCTTTACCCTTTATCTTGTACTTAGTGCTCGAGACGGGGAATTTATAGCAACGAACCTCCAATTCTCTCAGGTATTTTATAGCACCATAATTATAAAGCTTACCATTGACAATACCAGATAATTCTGACCTAACTAGGAAATAATCGTCTGGTGCACAATACTTAGGATCATATTTAGCAACGAGAATAACGGGCTTTGAAGAATCAATAGCAAACAAAAGAGCAGACGCAGGTAAATAAGACCAATAGGTCAAATATGTATCCTTACCACCAACAAGATGAACAATACCACCACTAGTATAGAAACTATAGTTGTTGTTCTCCACGTAATCTAATGACGTACCACGATAAATTAAAGCACCTTGGAGCGAAATGGAATTCCACTCGTTAACGAGGTCATAAATCTCCTTAAACACGTAACCATCAAACTTAGGAGATGCTGAAGGGTCATTAAGTAGTAAATCGTGAAAAGTATTATTCATTAAATTAACGACATCAGAGGGTAAAGCATAATCAATACTATGATAATAAGGGAGAAGATAATATACTTTCTTCATTAAAGGCAACTTCATAATGACGTCAGCAACGACGTCAGTAGGTAACATTATAACCCAACTCGTGCAAAACTTCCACTATTTTCTTGAAAGCGTATTCGTAATCTTTACCAGTATTCTCAATAAACATTTCAATCATGAGATTTAGCACGTGGCGATCAACAGCGTAACCAACAATATAACGTGACGACTTAAGAGTTTCAATCATATTTCGAACAAATTCGAATTCGTCAACCATGTGTTAAATGAATGAAAAGGAGACTTAAAAACTTTATCAACGTACTTTAGAAATCGAGCACAATATCTCGAACATATTCTCCCAGGATAATGCATATTTAGGATTAGCACAACATCTATCCCACGATTTGATATTCTCAATAACAACCTCATTCCCATAGTACACTTTACCGTCTCTAACGACAAACTTAGAAGGATAAAGAGCCATGAAACAAGCAATGTGGTATACATAAAAGGTTTGATTGGGATCACTGATTATACTGGACTTTGATGGGGTACAGTATAAATATTCACCTTCAATCTCATACATTGCAACAGAATTATCAAGATAACGAACAAATTTTGCACCTAACAAGTTAAGAACTTTACATGGATAACCAATAGAATTTAATGCAAGTTTTTTTGCATTCTCCCTAGACGTATAACGAACAACTGGAAATCTGAAATATTTTAAAAGATCATTAGAATCATAGATGGTATCCTTCAAGACTTCCATAGCATATGAAACATACTCGTTACCAGACTTATTGGTAGCAATCTTAACCAATGCAACAAAATTATCTGGTAATGTAGACCCATAGTAATATGTGTACCCTGAAGGAGTAATTATACCACCAACATATCTACCACGTGAGGCTGAGAGCGTAGGAGCAAATAACATTATTTCACCTCAAGACCTTTACGAATTCTCTCAACTTCTTCTTCATCCATATATTGACGATAAACTGGAACTACCATATTAAACAGATCTAGGAGATCTTTACCCTTCAGCATATACTTAGTATTCGCAACGGGAAACTTGTAGCAACGAACTTCCATTTCTCTTAAATACTTTATAGCACCATGGTTATAAGGCTTATCATCAATAATACCAGTAAACTCATCAAGAATGGAAAAGTAATTATCTGGAGCACAATACTTGGGATCATACTTAGCAACTAGAAGAACTGGTCTACTAGCCTGGGAAGCGAAAATTAAAGCGGAAGCGGGAAAATAAGACCAAAAAGTTAGGAATTTACTATCACCATGAATAACTCTAAAAAATCCACCACTAGTATAGAAATCACGATCAAGATTTTCCACATAGTCTAATGACGTACCACGATAAATTAAAGCGTTATCGAGAGAAGTTGAATTCCATTGAGAAATTATGTCATATATTTCTCGAAATTTATAACCATCAAACTTAGGTTTCAACGTAAAATCCTGAATCAATATATTATGAAAAACAGAATCAATAGCATATAGAACATCGTCTGGTATAACATCCTCTATACTGTAATAATAATAGAAAGATGCGTAAACTTTCTTCATAAAAGGCATCTTATTCATAACATCAACAACAACTTCATTAGGCAACATTGTAACCCAACTCATGTAAAACTTCTGTCACTTTCTTGAAGGCGTATTCAAAATCATGTCCAGTCTCCTCAATAAACATTTCAACCATACGTTCCAATGTATGTGAATCAACCGTATAACCTTGAATATCATGTGTTGATTTTAAAACAAGAAGCATTTTTTGAACAAGTTCGAACTCATCGGTCATGTGTTAAATGAATGAAAAGGAGACTTAAAAGTTTTACCAAATAAATTGTAATAAAAATACAAACGATAGAACAAAAAATAAGATAGAGAGAGCAAATGACATAGGGTACGAAGACAAGAGATACGAGGAACGAGAAAATGAGAACGAGAGAACTAGATACGGAAACAATGACATAGGGTACGAAGAAACGGGAAACGGGAAATGAAAGAATGAGAAACGGGAAATGAGATACCATACCCCCATATGGTAACATATCAAAATGTATCTTCTTAATAAGAGGCAATGACTTAGGGTACTATATACTAATTAAATTTGTACTAGATGTTACGTGTATTGTGTAGATACTTTATGTTGTGTGTAGTATCCTCATACTTGATGTTA